CCCGAGCCCGAGCCGGAGCCCCCGTTGCAAACGCTGACAGGCACGTACAGTGGCTTCGCGTCGAGCTTCAGTGGTGGCCGTGCGGCCCTCGGCGGCAGCGCACAGCTGGTTTTCGATGTGACCGCCGGAACGTTCTCCGCGCGCATCGCGCCGATGCAGTGGGAGGGTGCGGCCTACGAGGTCGTCGATGGCCAGTACGTGTCCAACACCGAGTACGGCGCCAGCAACAGCTACGGCACCCTGCAGGTGGCGGTCGAACCGGCGTTGCTGTGTGACTGCGACTACCTCAGCTGGGGCCACTGGGAGGCGTTCGTGCCCGCCAACGGCACCGAGTACAGCGCCGAGCACGGCTACTGGATCGTGGGCAACGTCACTCCCGCTGCGCAGCTGCCCACCGATATCGTCGCCAGCTACAGCGGCCATGCGCTCGGAGCGGTGAGCGATGGCGTCTCCGATACCCGTACCGTCCGGGGCGACTTCAGCGCGACCGTGGATTTCGCCACGGGCACCGGCAGCCTCCAGATCAGCAACTTCGATGGACGCACCTTTGGCGACAGCAATCTGGATATCAACAACATGGCATTGCCGGGCACACCCGATGGCGCCTTTGCGGGAAGCCTGATGGACGACCAGAACAGTTCGCTCAGTGGCGGCTACAGCGCCGGTTTCGCCAGCGATGGCGAGGACAAGGCTGCGGCGATGTTCGGCACCTTCCAGGTCGAGGAGGGCGAATGGTCGGCCAGCGGTATTTTCGGCGGTAACCGTGATGCCGGCGCTGCCAAGTGAGCGGCGGTCGATGACCAGAACGGCAAACGCGCGGCCGCTGCGCCCGGGCAAGGCCCGGCTGCTCTTCGCCGGTGTGCTGGTACTGCTGCTGACGCTGGTGGCGGACGTGGTGCTGCGCGATGGCCTGGCGCGACTGTCGGACCTGCTGTTCGATGCCTTCCAGCGCAGCGCGCCGCGCACGGCTTCGGCCGATCCGGGCGTGGTCGTGGTGGATATCGATGAGGCCTCGCTGCAGCGGGTCGGCCAATGGCCGTGGCCGCGCGACCAGATCGGGCAGCTGGTCGACACCGCCGGTCAGCTGGGCGCGGCCGCCATCGCTTTTGACATGGTGTTCACCGAACCCGATCGCACCTCGCTGGGGCCACAGCTGCAGCGGTTGCGCGCGCAGGGGCTGGATATCCGCCTGCCGCCGCAGCTGGCGCTGGACAACGATGCGCTGTTCGCCGCGACCATCGTCCGTCATCCGGTGGTGATGGGAGTGGCGCCGGCCGATGAAGTCGGCCGTGAGCTGCCACCGCCGCTGGCCGGGCTGTCCTTTGCCGGGACCGATCCGCGTCAGTACCTGCCGGCCGTCCGGGGCGGCCTGTCCAATCTGCCGGTGCTGACCGCGGCCGCCAGCGGCCTTGGCAGTTTTTCGTTTCCGCCGGCCCACGACAACATCATCCGTTCGATGCCGCTGGTGACCGCGGCCGCGGGCCAGCTGTATCCCGGTCTCGGCGTGGAGGCGCTGCGCGTGGCGCAGGGTGCGTCGGGCCTGGTATTGCGTTCCACCGATGCCAGTGGCGAACGCGGCGGCGGGCCGCTGGCGCTGATGTCGGTGAAAGTGGGCGCGCTGGAGTTGCCGGCCTCCGGGCATGGGCATCTGCGCCTGCATTACTCGGGCATGCCGCACATGAGCGTGATTCCGGCATGGCAGCTGCTGCAGTCCGACGCGGCGAGGTTGGCGGCCAAGGTGGAGGGGCGCATCGTGCTGGTGGGAACCTCGGCGATCGGTCTGCGCGATATCGTCGCCACTCCGCTGGCGTCGGCCGCGCCGGGTGTCAACGTGCATGCCGAGCTGATCGACCAGGCCTTGAACCAGCAGTTCCTGCAGCGCCCGGACTGGGCGCGCGGTGCCGAGGTGCTGGTGGCGGTGCTGGGCACGCTGCTGTTGTTGCTGGTACTCAACGGCAGTCGTCCGCTGCTGTCTTCGGCGGTGTTGCTGGGATTGCTGGTCGCGGTGCTCGGCGGCGCATGGTGGGCGTACCGCCGGCACGCCTGGCTGCTGGATCCGCTGCCGGCCGTGTTGTGTCTGTTGGCGGTGTTCCTGACCCTGCTGCCGACGTTGCTGTTCATCGGCAACCGGGAAAAGCGCTTCGTGCGCTCGGCGTTCGGGCGATACCTGTCGCCGGCGCTGGTGGAGCGGCTCTCGCACGACGCCCAGGCGTTGAAGCTGGGTGGCGAGAGCCGCCCGATCACCGTGCTGTTCTCCGATATCCGTGGCTTCACCGCGCTGTCGGAAAACCTGTCGCCTGACGCACTCACCTCGCTGCTCAACCGCTATCTCACGCCGATGACCGATGTGCTGCTGGCCCATGAGGCCACCATCGACAAGTACATCGGCGATGCGATCATGGCGTTCTGGAACGCACCGGTGGATATCGCCGCGCATCCGCGCAAGGCGTGCCTGGCGGCACTGGGCATGGTGGCCGCGGTGGATGCGCTCAACCGTGAAAGTGGCGGGGCGATCCGCATCGGGATCGGACTGAATACCGGCGAGGCCTGCGTCGGCAATCTCGGTTCGCAACAACGCTTTTCCTATTCGGCCATCGGCGACACAGTCAATCTGGCCTCGCGCGTGGAGGGGTTGACCAAGTTCTACGGCGTCACGGTGCTGGTCACCGGGGCGGTGAAAATGCAGGCCACCGATCTGGCCTTCATCGAAGTCGACCGGGTCCGGGTGGTGGGGCGCAGTGAGCCGGTGGTGTTGCATGCGCTGCTGGGAAATGCCGACCTGGTTGCCGACCCGGCATTCCAGCAGTACGCGCAGGCGCATGCGCAGATGCTGGCGCGGTACCGTGCGGCCGAGTTCGATGCGGCCGCTTTGGCGTTGCAGGTGCTGCGCGAATTCCCCGTCGCCGCCTCGCTGGCTGCATTGCATGACCGGTATGCGGACCGGCTCGAGCAGTTGCGGGCTCAACCGCCGGCGCAGTGGGATGGCATCTTCACTGCCACCGCCAAGTAGTGCCAGACTCCAGACCTAGCCCGAGCCGTGTGCGCAGATGGCCCCCTACGACATCCTCCAGACGTTCCTGCTGTTGATCCTCGGCCATGCGGTGGCCGATTACCCGTTGCAGGGCGAATTCCTGGCCCGAGCCAAGAGCCGCTTTTCGCCGATGCAGGGTGTGCCGTGGTACCAGGCGCTGGGCGCACATGCGGTGATCCACGGCGGCGCGGTCGCGCTGATCACCGGCAGTCTGCTGCTGGGCGTGCTGGAGACGGCCAGCCATTGGCTGATCGACGACCTCAAGTGTGGCCGCCGTATCAGCTACAACCGGGACCAGCTGCTGCACGTGCTGTGCAAGGCGTTGTGGCTGGGTGGGCTGCTGTTGTTCGGGCCACTGCCCTGAGGGCGGTCAGTCCTCGAATTCGGGCATGACTTCACCGCGCTGCCAGGCTTGGATGCCTTCCAGGCCACCGGCCTTGTCCAGGAAGCGGCGCGTGTACTCGTAACCGGCCTGTTCCTGCGCGCGGCCGAGTTTGAAGTTCAGCAACCCCATGCCCGGCACGGCCGGCGGTTTGAGCAGCAGGTCGCTGCCCAGCCCGGTGCCGCGCAGCATGCGCCCGGAGGTGATCTGCATCGAACGTGCCGCCACTTCGCCCAGACGCGGGAAGTCATCGTCCCTGCGCTGCCTGCGCAGCAGCTGCCAGGCCAGCGCCAGCCGCGAGGGCACGCGCTCATAGGCGCTCTTGACCTGCCACTCGTTGCCCGGAGAGAGCATCGAGACCATGTTCGGACCGCTCTTGATCGCGCGCATCACCGAGATCGGCACGTTGTTCATGACCCCGCCATCGACCAGCACCTGGCCCTGCGCGTTGATCCATGGCGGCAACGCCACCGGGATCGCGGTGGAAATGCGCAGCGCGTGCCGGGACAGCCCGTGTCGCACCACCTCCAGTTCGTTGGTGGAGAGGTTGGCGCCGACCGCGAAGAAGTTCAGTGGCAGGTCTTCCAGGCGTGAATCACCCAGCTGGTCCTGCATGCAGGCATCCAGATGGCGGTGATCGAGCAGGCTGTACCAGGGCAGGGTGAAGCGCCCCAGCGCCTTGCGCTTGATGAAGAAATGCTCGTAGTCGGCCAGCATCGCATGGGCGTCGTCGCCGGCCGCGTAGGCGTGGGCAACCACCGAGCCGATCGAGGTGCCGCCGATGATGTCCAGTTCAACGCCGGCTTCGCCCAGGGCGCGCAGGGTACCGATGTGCCCGGCCCCCAGCGCGCCGCCGCCGCCGAGCACGGCGCCCAGCGCCCGTCCGGTCAGCAGGCGGGCAACACGGCCGAAGTCACCTGGCCGGTCCAGCGCGACATGGTGATGCAGGTGCAGCGCACGCCCCTGCAGCCAGTGCCGGGTATGGGCGATGGCCGTGCCGGACTGCTCCCGCCACAACAGCAGGCTGGTCTGGCGTGGGCGGAACAGAGGGGCGGCGTAACGCTCCAGCTCGCCCAGCGCCACCGGGCCGGCGTTGGCTTCATCCAGCCGGCCACACAGCAGCAGGTGGTCGCAGTGACGCAGCGCGGCGCGATCCCATGCCGGGTTGCCGTCACCACTGACCAGCAGCAGTGTGCTGCCGCGCTGTTCCTGCCCCCCCAGCCACTGCGACATCAGGCGCTCATCGTCCGCGGCCACATCGCCAGGCAGGTCACGGGCGCGCAGCACGCAGACGCGGCTGCCGCTGTCGCGCAGCGCCTGCACCAGATCGGCCACCAGTGATTCGGGCACTGCCGACTGGCCGGCCGCACACAGGCCGACAGCATCGGCGATGCGCGGTGCCAGCGCCGATGCGGCGGCGGTGGTGGCTGCCAGCCGTCGCCCCAGCGTGCGCAGGATCGACTGGATGAAGTCCGGTTGGGCCGCCGCCAGGCGATCAAAATTCTCGCGGCTCAGTTCCAGTACTTCCGAATCACGGCTGGCCACCACATCGGCAGTGCGGCTCAGGCCGCCGAAGAACGCGATCTCCCCGACCGGCTCGCCGGCACCGATCTCGGCCACCAGATGCCGGCCATCGAGCAAGACCTCGAAGCGCCCACGCAGCACGTAATAGACGTGGTCGGCGCTGTCGCCCTGGCGCACCAGGTGCTCGCCCTTGTGCAGCTCCACCCGTCGCATCTGTGAAAGAACGCTATCGCGCTGCGCCTCGGAAAGACCGCTCAACAAGTCGGGAGGTGACGCGGAAGTAGCGATGTCCACGGGTGTACTCATAGGGAAAGTGGGGCAGGTTGACTGGGCGGTCTTGCAGTGCGGGAGGAAAATACGGAATGACCGGACCGCAACGATACCTGCGCGGCGGTGTTGTCACCATCGGCCCGATGCACCTGGATTTTTCGCCGTTTCCATCACGGTCCGCGGCGTGTCGTGGATTGTCGTTGTTGCGATTGCGCGATACCGGTTCGAAGCGGCGCTGGCGCTCCCTGTGCCAACGGGGTTCAGGCGTGTCGTTTACTCTTTGTGCCCCCCTTGTTCTTCGCTGCCGGTCGCTTCCACGACCGGCGGGCCACGAAATCGCGTATCCGCCCATGCCCCTGTCGCCCATTTCCACTACCCGTTACGCCGCCTCGCTGCGCCTGTCCGTCGCCCCGATGATGGATTGGATATACAGTATAAAAATATCAATATAAATCAATAATATAACTTCATCTTATGAGGGCTTGTGGTGCCTTTGTAGCTCCGAAAGGCGGGGTGCTTGTACTTCTGCTATCAAACTTGCGTGTGTGATTTGCATAGCACTTCCGTGGCCTATTAATCCAAGGGTTAATTGCGGACTTGAAATGCCGCAGCGGAGATGCGAGTGTTGGTGTCAAGCGGAAAGGAGTTCCGCAAAGGCATAGACATGGAGCAAAAGGCTCAGCTATAATGGGCGGCTTGCTGAGGTCGAAGCGCCTAGCACTTTCCCGCAAAGCGGGACATCAATGGAGACGTGTCATGGCTTATGAAATGAGCAACCTACAGAACCTGTTGTTCGGTGCTGATGGCGTGAACGTGTCCAACTTCAAGCTGTTCCCGGGTAGCAACCGCGAAGTTACGGCTGAACAAATTGCCGCAGAGATCTATCGCTCCATCAATGAGTTGGTTGCGAGTGGAGCTGAGGGCGGTTTGGAGACTGTCGGTAACTGAGGAATCGGAACGGAAACAGGGGAGTTGTTCACGGATGAGCTACAGCAATTTGTATGAGCGGTGTCAGGGCCTTGGCGGCGAGAAAATTAGCCGAACGGTTCTGGTGCCGCTCATTTGCGAAGCAGCATCAAAGCCTCGACCGAAGGTAATGCTTAGCAGCTTGAACCCGGAGATTATTCGGGGCTATTTCGTTACTGCTCACTCTGAGCATCCCTTTGCTAAGTTCGCACGGGCTCCTGGTGGGTCTGTGATTGTTGTTGCTCGCGAGATGAACTATTGCTGGAAGCGGTTTGTTGAAGTCAAAGAGATGATGCATCTCTTTGACGAGAATAGTCAGCTTGTTGGCACTGCAGCCGAGCTCGAGTCTCTGATCAACGAGTTCACGGCTCCTCAGCCTGTGCGGTCGAGTGCGCTGCAATCTGAAACGTCCGCTCTTTGGATGGCACTTGGTGTTCTGTGCCCTGAAGTTAAGCGCCAAGAATTTGAACGTGTCCGCGCACAAGGGAAGATCTCTGATGACGAGATTGCTGAGCGTCTGAAGATCCCCAAGCGCTACGTATCACATCTCTTTGATGTTAGGTACAAGCGAAATCTTGAAATGGTTCTCGCTGCCTAAGTAATGCTGATTCAGAAAAAGCCCCGCTTTAGCGGGGCTTTTTCATGATGCTCGCTGCAACTTCCGCCACTGCTTCGTAGCCTCGTCGCGCTGACCGTCGATGTAAGCGGCAAGCACGTCGGCTGCGACCAGCCACGGTGACTTCTGGCTGCCCAAGCGAAACACCGGAACTGGAAGTGACTGACGCGCAGCGCGCTTGTTCGCTTCCTCAGGCTTCATGCCGAAGTGCTGGCAGCACTTCTCCAGAGGGATGTGCCCGGTTCCGAACTCGGCCAGCAGCAGGAAGACGGTGGTTGTGGTCATGGTGCTTTCCTTTCGACCTGTGCGGCGATCGCTTCGTAGCGCTCTGCCTCTGAGATGTAGTGCTTGACCCGTTCGTCGCGGACGGTGGGTGGGAAGTTGTAGGCAAGCTGCGCGTACTCCGCTGCAAGCCGGTTGGCGGCAGCCATGCGGTGTGCGCTGTGGTCGAAGATATCGAGCTGGCCGCGGTCGCTTCTCATGCCGCCATCCTTTCGTGTTGCTGCACGGCGTCCAAGTTCGCGCGGGCCAGCGCCGCTATCGGTGCAGGGCTCACGCTGTTGCCGACCATGCGCACGGCGGCACTCGTGGTCAGCGGGGCACCGTTGGCGGTGCGGTCGATGATGTAGTCCGGCGGGAAGCCTTGGGCTGTGAACAGCTCGCGGGGCTTGAGCATGCGCAGCCGGATGTCGGTGATCACGTAGGGCGTGGTGCCGATCATCACGGTGACCAGTGCCATGCGATCGCGGGTGGTAATCGTGTCCAGCGGATCGCGTACGTCCAGGGCGGTACCGTTGCCGTAGTAGTTGATGAGGAAAGCGGCCACGCGCAGTGCGCCGGCTTCCTGCTCGGGCGATAGCTCGGCCACATCGGCGGTCACCAGGCGCTGCTGGCTTCCGCTGGCGGTGATGGTGCTGACAGGTTTGCGCAGGTCGTGGCCGCTGTTGTCGGCAGCGAACCCGCCGTTGGCCTGCTCGAGAAAGGCGGCCATCAATGCGAGTGAATGAGCAGCGCCCGCGGGTCGTTTGCAGGCGCCCCCTGCGGTGATCGTCGGCAAGGGGGAATGGACCGGTTGGCCAATGCTGTCGCCCTTGAACTTGACGAGCGCCGGCGCCACCACCGCAAAGTGCCCGCCCTTCACCCCAGCGCACTGGGTACGCAGCGGCTCCTGCGCCGACCAGATGCGGCCGCCGTTGCCGGCGTTGGCAAACTCGGTGAGGAAGAATGGCTCGGCGGCATCTATGACGTGTCGCTTCAGGCCCTTGGCGATACGGCGCATGGTGGCGTCGGCCAATGGGCGCGGCCGGTCGAAGATGGAGCGGCCCATGTCGCTGAAGTCGATGCTGTCAGCGGCGGTGACCAGCTTTTTCAGACTGGACGCCTTGCCGTGTGTCGGGCTGGGCCACTGGATCGGTAGGCCATCGCGGCGAGCGAGCAGGAACAGGCGCTCGCGGCTGGTGCCGGCGCCGTAGTCGCTGGCCACCAGCTTTCGCCATTCCACTGCATATCCCAGCGATTCCAGCGCATGCACGAACTGCCGCCAGGTGCGACCGCTGTGGCGCTTGTCCGGGATGAGCTGCTGGTTTTCCACTGGCACACGCTCGCCCGGCTCGGCCAAGCTGCCGTCCATGCGCAGCACGCGGCCGGTGGCTTTGCAGCGCTTGGCCACCAGCGGCCCCCACGTGAGGATCTGCCACACGTTTTCCATGCTGATGATGCGCGGCACGGTGTTGCCGCCGGTGCGCTTGTCGGCTTCCAGCAGCTGGCCCACCCACTTGAGCACCACCCACGACAGCGCCCGCGTCTTGCGGCTGCGCGGCTGGCCGCCCTTGGCCTGGCTGAAGTGCGTGCAATCGGGCGAGGCGTGGAACCAGCCGACTTTGCGGCCGGCCACGTCCACACGCGGATCGGCGTGCCAGATGTCCTCGCGGTGGTGCTGCGTGAGCGGGTGATTCGCCGCGTGCATGCCGATGGCCTGCTCGTCGTGGTTGTAGGCCAGTGCGGGATCAATGCCCAGAGCCTGCTTCAGGCCCTCGCTGGCCCCGCCGCCGCCGGCGAACAGATCCACCACGATCTCGCCGGGGCGCAGCTTGGACAGCTGCGGCAGCGGGAAATTGAAGCGCAGGGAGCCGTCAGCCATCACTTCACCCCCTGCGGGCGGGCGGCGAGATCGTTGGCGAGCAGGTGCAGCATGGCAGCCGCAATGCTGTCGCTGTCATCCGGTCGCACATGCACGACGCCGTAGCCGTCTGCCGTCACGATGATTGAGCCATCTTCCTGACGCTGAAAGCTCCATCCCTCCGGCGCGGCGCGCATGGCGGCAGCTGCTTCACGCAGATGGTCGTGCTGTTCACCATTGAGCGCGTGGCCCCGCGTGTCGTCCGCGAGGGCGTCAAGTGTTTCGGCCAACTCCCTGGCCCGCTGCATGTCGTCAGTCATGGCGCTTCTCCGGTAGGGCCATGACTACAAGCATGGCGGCGAGAAATATCGATTTCTCCAGTGAGTTGTTTGCCATGACTATGCAGACGCACAAAAATCCGATCGAAAACCACTTCATTCCGACACCCCCGCGCCGTGGCTGGCGTCCTGCTCGTTGGAGAAGCAACCGCATGAACTGCACTGCTCGCCCGACTTTGATCCGCAACGCGGGCAGCTCCAAGACCCCACCTCGGCGCTGGTGGCCTGCATTGCGGAAACCAGCAGATCGGCAGCATCGTCCACGGTAGAGTGCATGTGCGACGGGCTTCTGGAGACAGTCACGCCGTCGTCTTTGATGTGCAGCCACATGCAAAACTGGGCTTCGTCACTCTCGTCCCAATCGACACGCAGGTGCGGCGCAATTGCTCGCCAGCGCGCCGCATCCCTCGCATCGCTGCCGCCCTTGGGGCTGGCGTCGGCCTCCCCATTGATCAGCGCGAACAGATGATCGGCCTTTGCTCGCCCTTCTGAATCCGGCGGTAGCGACGCGCGCCAGCACGCTACTGCCATGCGGAACTGTTCAAGGTCGATCCCCGGCGCTGCGGGGGTGCTGGCCAACGCCTTTCCTGCGCGGAACAAGTCAAGCACGGAGTCCCACTCCAACGTTCCGCGCGGATCGTTCTTCCACTTCCGGTGTAGGTCGGTCCATCCACGTTGATACAGAGCGTCGAGCGCAAGATAGAGCGGGTCATTGATGAGGTTGCCCGTATCCAGCTCGCCAACCGGCGCTGCGGGGGTGCAGCCAACCCAGCCGACATAGCCGAGATAATCGACAAGTCCACGACGACCCGTTTCCGGGTTGTATATCGCCACCCCGTTGACGATGAACCCATCGTCCTGCAACTGCATCAGCTTGCGCTTGCCTATCGACTCCATGGCCGGCGCTGCGGCGACGGGGGCGGCGTAGAGCTTCGTGACGGGCCACCCTTTATTCCGCCACCGCTCTGCGACGACTGGATCGAAGGTTGTCGCTGACCTGTCGGTCAGGTGGTCGTCTGTGAACCACGCCGCCGCCTCCTGTGCTGCGGCGACGGAGGCTGCGAAACTGTCGCGGAAACCGAGGAACAGCTTGTATACGGGGCTGTCGTTGCCGCCGGCCAGCTTCCACAGCTGATCAAGCGCCTGATCATATGCATCAAGCCCAGCCTCCTGCGCTGCGGCGGGCTGCTCGTTGTGTGCGCTCATGCGTTGTGTCCCTTCGGGTTGACGGTGGGCCGGCGGCCAGGGAATGAGGTGATGGGCTCGTCGAAGTTGTTGGGCAAAACTTCGGGGCTTTTGCCGGTACGGGCCATCCATTGCTCGATGGTTTCCGGCTGGATGGTTGGCCCCGTTTTTGGCGTGGTGGTTTCCGCGGCTGTGCGTTCGGTGGCGGCAGCCAGGCGGGCGATGTGGGCGCTCTGCTTCTGCGCGCGCAGTTGGGCGCGTTCAAGTGCAGCGCGCTGGCGGGCGTCGCGGGCGAGCTGCTGCTGTGCGATGCGCTGCTCACGGGCGATGCGGCGAGCCTCGGCTCGCTGCTGCTGTTGGGCCTGCCTCGCTGCCTGGCGCTTCAGTCGGGTGGCGGTGCGCTTTGCGTTGTTGCCGGCCGGCTGGTGGCGAGGTGTGGCAGTGTGCTTCGCGTCGCGCAGCCAGCGGTAGCGGAGTGGTCGCCCTGGAATGCGCTCCAGCATGCCGTCGCGCGCCTGGTTGTGGATGATGGAGTACATGCGCACGCGGCCCACTTCCGGCGACAGACCGAGCGCGGTGTAGATCTCATCGGCGGAGGCGGTGCCTAGTTGCTTGACGATCTGGCGCACACGTTCGCCGATGGATCGCTTGTCGGCAGCGGTCTCGTCACGCCATTTCAGATAGGCGGCTTCGGCGTTTTTGTAGGCGGTGGCTTGTCGCTCGGCCCACATCTGCCCACGTGGGCGTGGCGCGACGGAGATGTTGCGCTCCTGCGGTTCGCGCAGGATGCGCCAGCGCAGAGGCTTGGCACCTTCGGCGCAGGTAACGATTCCGTCCTGCTTCAGCGCGCGCATGGTGGACCGCACGGCGGCCCGCGTGTAGCTGTCGGTGATCCCCATGGCGAGGCAGATTTCATCGGTGGTGCTGGGACCGTTGGCACGGAGCACGGCGCGGATACCGGCAGACCGATTGGTGCCGCCGCGAATATCGGCCGGAGTGAGGTTGAGTGCGGTCATGCGTCGCACCCCTTGCCGATCTCGCCGCGGCGGCCATCGGCCGTGGCGGTGAAGTCGCGCCAGTGCACCCAGCCCCGCTGCGGGCAGTGGAAGCCCCATTCGCGCAGGATTGGCGTGGTGATGAATAGCGTCCAGCAGGGCGCCGGGCCGCCGTTGATCGTGTTCCACAAGTCAATACGGTGCGCGGTGCGCGGGCCGCTCAGTTTGAGCGAGCCGGGGAAGCGCACGTTGCGCTGGTGGATGCCGCCGGCGGCGATGGTGTGCTCGATGTAGCTGCCGGCTAGCAGCAGCGAGGCCCAGGCCCATGGGTGATCGTGCAGGGCGCGTTCGTCATCGCTGCGCAGGAACTTGTGCAGGTACACGTTGGGTAGGCGCATGCTCAGCCACACGGCGAAACGCTGCCAGCGGGTGCGCTGGGCATCGTCGATATGCCGGTACCAGCCGCGCCACGGGGTGAGATACCAGCGCAGCAGGTACGCGCCAGCGGGATCATCGGCGCCGACGATGAAGTCGGGCGGACGCCGGCCTGCGATGCGGGAGATGAATCTCATTGTGAACATGGAAACGAGGCGGTCGGCGATTTTCAGGGAAGGCATGGATGATTCCTTTCGTATCCGTGGCTCTTGTATTGCTTGTGGCCTTCCGGGAAATCGCAGCACGCTGGGTACTGGTAGCCCGTCAACACACTGATCTCTTGCAGTCGCGGGTGTATCCGGTTGCAGAAGGGGCACATCCATTCCTGCCGACCTTTGTGGTGATAGGCGTGGAGGTTGTTGAAGTGCAGTGCAGCCTGTAGTTTTGCTGCGGCGAGACCTTCGATACGCCGCTTCTCAGCGGCTATCTGCCTAGCCTCCTTCCATGTCTGAAGGATCTCTTTCAGGCGCATGCGTCAACCTCCCGTGCGGCGGCTTCTGCGCCGAGGGCGGCGTAGGCAGTGCGGTCGAGGTGGTCGTCGGCGTGATAACTGCCGGCGGCACCGCGGCTCATCTTCAGCAGCTCCATGAACTGCCAGCCCTGGGATTCGGTGATGTTGGTGCCGAACATGGCGTTGAACGCGGCCACGGTGCGAGCCATGGAGCGCTCGCCGGTGGGCTGTTCGCGCAGCAGGGCGCGCTGGGCGATGTCGTCAGCGGCGGCCGTCAGAATTTGTGGGGCGGTGGGCGCCGTCATGGTGTTTCCACCCCCGCCGCCTTCAGCAGCGCCTTGTTCAGCACGTAGTAGTTGCCACGCGCAGCAATCTGCGGGTGTGCGTTGTTGGTGAGTACCAGGCAGTCGTAGCTTGGGAACGGGCGGCTGCCGTCCCAGTTGTCGACGATGCACTTCATACCGAAGTGCTGGCGCAGCTGCTCAGCGTGATGGGTCTTGCCGCTGCCCTTGGGGCCAAAGACGATGACGGAGCGCTTCACGCGGCCACCGCCTTTTCATTGCCGGCCAGAGTGAGTTGCTGGGCCATACCCACGCCGCGCTCGGTGAGCTTCACCGTGCGTGGGAATTCCGGGTCGTCGAAGGCGACCAGGCCAGCGTTGTCCAGCCAGTTGATGGCGCGCCGGGTGAAGACTTCCACGGTGACGGCCTTGCTGGTCTTGACCTGCACTGGCGTGCTGACGAATCCGCCGCGGGTGCGGCGCAGGGTGTGTCCCTGGGAGGCGAATGCGGCCAGCAGGGCGCGCTTCGCGACGGGTTGGAGGTGCATGTAAGGCTCCGGTAAGTTTGGGCGGGCGCGGACTATTCGGTGACGGACGGCGGATTGGGGCGCAGGAACCCGATACGGCGGCGTCGCAGTGCGCGCCGCCATCGCTTGATGGCGTAGACGACAAGGGCCAGCCACGCGGCCGCGAACACCAGCAGCAGCGAGTGGGCGCTGGTGACCCACGCGCGGTGGATGAGGCACGACAGCACGCCGAGCGCGGTGCCGATCCAGAACAGGGCGACAAGATCAGCGGTCTTCATGCCCAGGCTCCCAGCACTGTGGCGACGCCTGCGCCAAGGGCGAATGCCACACCCGCAATCACCCCCATCAGGACCATGTCCTCGCGTGCGCGCCGCTTCAGCTCGCGCTCAAGAGCGTCGCTCATGCAGCACCGCCGGGCGGGTTTGGTCTGCTTGTGCTGCGACGCTGTATGGACAGCTGCAGCAGTTCGCCGACGACATGGTTTCCCTGCGCGCCATGGCGCTGGGCTTCACGGATGCGTGCGAAGGCCTGGGCATCGCTCACTCCGGCACGGGCGGCGAACTTCCGCGCGGATTGGAAGGTGTGCAGCGTGTAGATGTCGGCGCTCATGCGCGGGACTCCCTTACTTTGACGCCCTGGCGGTCGAGCCAGCGGCAGGCGCGCTGCAGGGCGAGCGGATTGAGTGCGAAGCGGGCACCGCCCACATGCAGGGTGCTGGTGCGAGCGGTGACGCGCCGGGCAACGCTGACGGCAACCTGTTTCGGCGCACCGGCAGTGCTCTGGCCGTAGCGGCCAGCCCACAGAAAGCCGGCGCAGACCATCAGCACCAGGGTTTCCCCGCCATGGCCGGTGGGGAAGTGTTCTTCGATGGGAAGGGTGTTCATGCCGGAACTCCGCTGGTGTTTGCAGCGCTCTGGTGAGGCGCTGCTGCCGCGTTGTGTGTGCAGCGCTCAATGGCATCGGCACGGTCAATTTCGGCGGCGATGTAGCGCTCGCAGAGTTCCCGGGTGGTAGGTGCTTCGATCGCGGGGTAGCCTCGCTCGGCGACACGGCGGTGATGCGCCTGGGTGTCTGCGACGACGCGATCAAAAGCACGGTCGGCGGCGAGCAGGTCGCTCAGTGCCAGGGCGTCCAGCTCTTCGACGGTGGCGTTCGGATCGAAGGCGCGAAAGTCGTCGATGGCGTTGTGATCGAGCACGCGGGCGCGGGGCGTGCCATCAGCGGCATTGAAGCGGTGCAGGAAGATGCGCGTGCTCATGCCCGGGCCTCCGCCGCGGTGTCGCGGGCGAATGCTTCAGCCATACGGCTGGCCACGCCCATGCGGCGGCTGCGGCGCTTCTGGTTCTTGCTGTGTTCGCCAGCACTGCGCCCGCGCAGCAGGATGGCGCGGCGGTGTTCGCGGGCGGCTACGTAAAGCAGGCAGTGCAGTGCGCGCAGCGGCAGGGAGGCCGGTGCGGATACGTCATTTGCGAGTTGCTGCGTGCTCATGGCGCTCTCCGGAAGAGGGAGGGCGCCGGCGGGTCAGTGCGGCCTGGGGAGTGGCCTGCTGCCGGTCAGGGGAGGAGCCGGCAGGGTGGCGACCCGCCGGTCGCCCGCCAGCAGGGACTGCTGGTGGGCACATATAAGCATGCTAATTTTTTGAATGCAAGTGCGCTTATATGTCCGCGTGCTGCATCTCTTGCCAGGTAGTGGCGGGAGTGCTGTGACAAAATGCCCGTTGACCCGCACAGACTCGCCGTCCTGCATACAAAGGGCTGGACAGAACATGCATTCTTTGATTCTTCTCGCGTTGTCATTGACTGCCCAGCCCGACGCTGTGGCACTCAAGCGCATTGACTACCTGCGCTGTCTTTCCAACATGGAGCGTGTCAGCACGGCGCGGCTTATGTCACAACCGGCAAAGAGCGATGAAATCGCGGCGGCGATGTTATGCGTGGATGCATACCGGCAGCTTGATCACCATAAGGCCTCAGAGCTGAAACGTGTATACGAGGCTTTTACTGTGCAGCTTGAGGCCCCATCGGCAGTTGCACATGGGGAGCTGATCTCAGCGTCAACAATCTTTATGCGGGGGCTTTAGAGAGCTCGGCGGACTTCAACATGCTGGGGCTGGAAGATCCCGTTTATTGGGACAGGAGTGCTCAGAACTCTTCTGCTCTGCGCATCAGCGCAGCGCCGAGAACACGCCCGGCGACATGGATGCTTTCAATGTCGCTGGGTGGAATAACTTGGCTGCGGTACTTCGCATTTGTACTGATGACGTGCAGGCCATCAGGCAGCATCTGTAGCCGCTTTACCAGCGTGTAACCGTTCAAATTGATGAGGTAGATACCGTCGCCGTCGAAGAACTCGCGGCGTACATCGACCATCACAACATCACCGTTCTTAATGTCGGGGTACATGGAATCTCCGCGAACTGTCACCAGTTTCACGCGGTCCTTTTCCGGGACAAAGCCAATCTGGCTTCGCACCTGCCATTCTGCGACGTCCATCTCCTGGACTACTTCCGGGAAGTCATCGTTCACTACGCCATAGCCCCCTGAGGCTTCGCCTTCCATAACGCGGAAGCGAACATAGCCCGGTGGTGTCTCACTGTATGAGGCTGACGGGAGGGGATCGTCGCGGCGCTGTGGGCCGCTGCCATCGATCAGCCACTCCAGCCTGAACTCCGGGTAGATCCGGCCCAGCTTGACGGCGGTTTGCCCACTTAGTGACTTCGTCGTTCCATCCTCCAGCTGATAGAGCGCTGACGGAGTTACCCCGGCCTTCCTGGCAGCTTCTGCAGCTTCAGTGAAGCCCGATTCGGTGCGGGCGAGGGTGAGTCGTTGAGCAAGTGACATAGGCATGTAAGCCAGCTTATAGGCAGTGCATCACAGCGTGCTTGCATGTTCAAAAGTAAGCGCGCTAATATCTTGGGCATGAAGACCCCTGAGATCACGAAAGAGCAGGCCATTTCTGCGTACGACGGTAATGCGTCGGCGCTTGCGAGGGCGCTTGGGATCACACCGTCTGCTGTCTACCAGTGGCCTGACGGGGCGATCGATGAGCGTTGGGCGCTGAAACTTGCGTTCGTCCTTAAGCCTGCTGTGTTCGGCCCGGACTCCCCGGAGGCGCGCCGAACCCCGGCCGCCGCGGACGCGACGGCCGAAGCAGCTCCAGCTGTTCCCGTGAGCGAGGCCGCCTGAGTGGCGCACCACGTTGAGCCACTGGCTGATGACCTGGGCAACGCCGATATCGGCGTGCTGCTTGATGAACCCCTGATCGAAGGTGCGGCCGGCTTCGAGCCGGTGCTGACCAGCGACCAGTGGTCGTCCCTTCTCCAGCAGTGCCGCGCCGCTGGCCGGCCGCTGCATCTGTGCGAGGTGCGCTGATATGCGCCGCTTAGACACTGCGAAGACCCTGCGGTTTGCGCTGGCCACTCTGCTGCTGGGAATTGGCATTGGGCTTCTGATCGCGGGAGGTATCGGCCGGCTCAAAGAAGACCGCGACGACAGCGCCCGGACCGGTGCGGATATCGAACCGGCGGAGCGTGGTGAAGCGCAGCGGGGCTGGGTGGTTGGTCATGCCGCGATGTTGGGCGGTGCCCTCTTCCAAAAACACGTTCGCCTGGTGGCTGCATGAACGTTGACGACGCGGCACATGCCGTGGTGCACGACTACCCCGGTGGTAGTGAGAGCCTTGGCCCGCGTGCCGGGATCGGTGCCGCAGTGCTGCGGAGCAAGGTGAACCCGAATGCTGGCACGCATCACCTCACATTGAAGGAGGCGGTGCGAATCACCGGGCTTACCGGCGATATGCGCATCCTGCAGGCGTTCGCGCAGGAATGCGGCCATATCGTGCTGGCAGCCCCCGGAGGCGATGACAGGCACGCAAGTGACATGGCGGTGCTGGAGCTGGTGGCAGCAGTAGGTGGATCCCAGGGCGACCTGTTCGGCTCCATCCATCGCGCACTGGCAGACGGTGAGCTGACACCGGCAGAGTTGGCAGCCATCCATGACTGTGGGCAGGCCGCCATGGCTCGTATTGCTGCACTGCTGCAGCGATTGGGCGGGATGGTGGAAGGATGAAGCGCCATCTCACGCACACGGTGCGCGCACTGATCCGCCGCCGTTGGCGTCCGGCGGACATGCCGGCATGCCGTGCACAGATTGCCGCCGCTGCTGCGGCACTGGACGATGAATCACCAGGTGTGCAGGGCGCTGATGCGTTGGCACTGCGTGAGCAGCTGCGCGTGGATGCGGCAAGGCAACGGCAAAGGGTGATTCCGCTGTATGGCGTTACTGATGTAACGCCCGGTGCGTTACGCGATGAAGGAAAAAGTATCGCCGGTGTGTCACTTGCGCGGGCTACTGAACAAACGCCTGGCGAGGGAGAGTGAGTTATGGCTGCGTGGCTGAAGATGGGCGTTGATCTGCCGGAGAAACCGGAGGTGTGGCAGATCGCTTCGCGCTGCTCGCTCGATCCTGATGCAGTGGTTGGCAAGCTGCTGAAGGTGTGGCGATGGTTCGATTCTCACACCGAGAACGGTAACGCTGCTGGCGTTACGGTTTCGATCATTGATCACGTCGCAACCGCTACAGGTTTCGGTGATGCGATGGTTGCGTGTGGCTGGCTTGAGGCTACTGAAGACGGGCTGAGCCTGCCAAAGTTTGATCGTCACAATGGAGAAACCGCAAAGAAACGGGCACTTACGGCAAAACGCGTCGGTGCGCATCGCGGAAAGGGTAACGCCGACAGTAACGCTTCGAGAGTTACGGAAAGCGTACCTAGAGTAAGAGAAAGAAGTAATACCCCCATAGCCCCCAAGGGGGCCGATGGAAATGATTCAAGCAAGGGCAAAAGCGGTAAGCGGATGACGTGGCTGGAGTTCGCCGCGGCGTGTGCCGATGCCGGCGAGGATCTGTTGCCCGAGGACAACGCTGTGTTCGTCTACGCGGAGAGGATCGGGCTGCCGGGTGAGTTCGTCGGCTTGGCTTGGGGTTGGTTCAAGGCCCGCCATGCGGATAAACGCCAGGTTGGCGTTCGTGGTTGGCGTCAGGCGTTCGGCAACTGCGTCCGGGAGAACTGGGGAAAGCTGTGGTGGGACAACGGCGGTACATGGGAGCTGACCACCGCCGGCAAGCAGGCGCAGCGTGAAGTCCAGGCGCAGGCGGTGGCCGCGTGATGGGGGACGCTGATGGCGGGATGCTGCGACAGGCGCCTTGCGCGATCGACGCTGAGCAGGCTGTGTTGGGCGGCGTGATGCTGGTGAACGAATCGCTGGCAAAGGTGAGCGACTGGCTCAAGTCGACCGACTTCTTCAACGTCGCACACCAGAGGATCTATACGGCGATGCTGGACATGTCGGCATGCGATCCCCCGCGGCCAATGGACGCGGTGAGCATGGCCGACTGGCTGTTGGAGCGCGGCCACGGCGAAAGCATTGATGGTGGTAGTTACCTGACCGAACTGGCGACCACCACGCCCTCGGCGGCGAACATTGTGGCGTATGCGGAGATTGTCAAATCGAAGTCGGTTCAGCGGCAGCTGATTGGCGTCGGCCGTGAGCTGATGGAGCGGGGGTTCTCGCCCCAGGGTGAAGACGTTTCCGTGATCGTTGCGGGTGCCACGCAGCAGCTGGCGGAGCTGCAGGGCGTTCGGCAAGGTTCTGTGAAGGCTGCGAAAGTGGTGGGGAAGCGCTGGTATGAGGCGCTGACGCATCGCTACAACAATGGCGCCGAGCTGCAGGGACTGGCAACGCCCTGGGCGAAATTCAACTCAATCACAAACGGCTTGAAGCCCGGCGAGCTGGTGGTCGTGGCTGCGCGGCCGGCGATGGGTAAGTCGGCATGGGCGGTGAACGTCGCAACGTCGGTGGCTATGCGTGGTCAGCGTGCGTTGATCTTCAATCTGGAGATGACGGACACGGCTATCTACAACCGCGCAGTAGCTTCGCTGACGGATGTGCCGCTGAGCTGGCTGCAGAAGCCAACAGATGATGGTGAAAACTCGCATTGGCCGCGCGTCTCCGCAGCGGTAAAGAGCCTCAATGAGTCAGGGCTGCTGATCGATGACAGCCCTGGGCTGAGCATGGCGCAGATTGCTGCACGGTGCCGGCGCGAGCGCATGAAGGGAAAGCTGGGGTTAGTCGTCATCGACCACCTGCACCTGATCCCACTGCCCGGGAAAACGAAAGAGTCGACAGAGATTGGCGATATCTCAGGTGCGTGCAAGCGACTGGCAAAGGAGATGGATTGTCCGGTGGTGGTGCTGTCGCAGTTGAATCGAGGACTGGAGGCTCGCACGAACAAGCGGCCGCGCATGAGTGACCTTCGAGAGTCGGGGGCCATCGAGCAGGATGCCGACCTGATCGTCTTCCTCTACCGCGACGACTACTACGCGCAGCAGGAGGGAAAGGTCAGCCAGCTCACGGGATTCGTGGAGATGATCATTGCCAAGCAGCGAGAGGGTGAGACGGGAACGGTGTGGGCACGAAACGCATTGGGATTCGGCCGAATCGATGACTTCGAAGGACCGGCGCCGCACATATCCATCGCATCCGAGTCTGGGCGCGGTGGAGGGCTGAACTGATGGCTCTTGCGTGCTGTGTTCCACGGGAATCCATCGGGCCGGCTGGTCATCCCGCTCGTTCAGGTTCGCGGGGACTTCGGGCTGTTCAGGTTCGCGGGTCCTCCTGGAGGGGGGCTGTCACGGGTAATTCGGACCCCGACAAAGCGCTAGTCACAGGGGTTTTCAAGGGGGGTTATGTTGATGCGTGACCTGTCCTCGCCCATGACCCAAGCCGGTTTCGGCGACCTAGTCGGCATCACCCAGCCGGCCGTCAGTGAGCTGGTCCGCCGAAAGATCCTTCCTGACGGCGCAAGTGCCGATGAGTGGCTGCTGGCTTATTGCGACCACCTGCGTGAAATGGCCGCCGGCCGTGGTGGGGAGAGCGGTGCGGAGCTGGTAGCAGAGCGTGCGCGCTTGGCCCGCGAGCAAGCCGACAAGATCGCAATGCAGAACGCGGTCACCCGCGGCGAGCTGGCGCCGGCCTACGTACTGGAGGAGGTGCTTTCCCGCGCCGGTGCCCGTGCGGCGCGTCTGCTGGAAACCATCCCGGGCACGTTGCGCCGCCGGCTGCCGCAGCTCAGCAGCGACGACATCGCCGTCGTCACGGGAATCGTCGCCAAGGCCCGCAACCTCGCCGCATCGATGAAGCTGGCCGACGTGGACACCGACGATGACGCAATGACCCCTGACGATACCGTCCCCGCTGAAGGTGACGCCGAATGAGCCTGCTCAGCGGCGTCGATCCCACCCAGCTGCAGGCCGTAGAGCGCCACCTCGTGCGCGGGCTGTCCGCCTTCGCCGCCCAGGAGCCGGTCACGCTCGAATGGTGGGCGCGCGACAACTTCTATCTGTCTGCCGAATCCAGCTACGTCGAGCAGTCGTGGACGCCCTGGCCGTTCCAGCGGGCCATGATGGCAGTGATGAGCAACGACGATGTGCGCTTCGTCGACATCAAGAAATCCGCTCGCGTCGGTTACACCAAGATCCTGCTCGCCTTCATCGGCTACAACGCCGAGCACCGCCGCCGCAACCAGGCGCTGTGGCAGCCCACCGACGATGACGCCGAGGACTTCGTAAAGTCCGAGCTGGAGCCCATGCTGCGTGACGTGGAGGTCATGCGCAGCGTGTTCCCGTCCTACCTGCATCGGCACAAGGACAACACGCTCCAGCAGAAGAAGTTCATCGGCTCCATGTTGCGTGTGCGCGGCGGAAAGGCAGCAAAGAACTACCGCCGCATCTCCATCGACGTGGCTATGCTCGACGAGCTGGACGCCTTCGACAACGACGTGGAGAAGGAAGGCGCACCCGACTTCCTCGCCGGCAAGCGCTTGGAAGGTGCCACCTTCCCAAAGCTGATCGCCGGAAGTACGCCCAAGCTCAAGGGTTTCAGCCTGATTGATCGCCGATTCGACCAGGCCGACGAGCGCTTCACGCCGCACGTCCACTGCCCGCAGTGCGAAGAGCTACACCCGCTCACCTGGGGCGGAAAGGATGAGCCGCACGGCTTCAAGTTCGAACGCGACGAAGCCGGGGCGTTGCTGGGCGTCTACCACCTGTGCCCGCATTGCGCGTTTCCCATGCGCCAGGGCGATTTCCTCAACGTCGCCGAGCGTGGTGTATGGGTCAATGAACGCGGCGATATCTGGCTCACGGATGAGGGTCGCTTCACTACGACCACCGGCGAGCCGCTGCAGGCGCCGCTGCACGTCGGCTTGCACGTGTGGACCGCCTACAGCCCTACCGTCACCTGGCTGTCGATCGCACAGGACTTCTTCGCCGCCTACGCCAAGCAGCAGGAGGGTGACGATGCGCTGATGAAGGCCTTCGTCAACACCACGCTCGGCTGGGCGTGGGAAGGCGAGATCGAGCGCACCGACGCCGAAGAGCTGCAAGCCCGCGCAGAGCCCTTCCCACTGCGTCACATGCCGCGCGATTGCCTGCTGCTGCTATGTGGCGGCGACACGCAGGGCAACCGCCTCGAGTTCGGTGTGTGGGGCGTTGGCCGCGGTGGTCAGCTGTGGACCATCGACCACCGCGTGATCTTCGGCAACCCCGCGCAGCAAGCTGTGTGGGACGAAGCCGAAGAGTTCCTGCGCACCGCCGAGTACACACACGCCTGCGGTCGCACCCAGCGCATCTACGCCACCGCCATCGACTCCGGTGGTCACCACCCCGATGCCGTCTACGCCTTCGCCCACAAGCTCAAGGCGCTGCGCGTGTTCGCGGTGAAGGGCGCCAGCGGCCAGGAGCGCGCTATCGACAACGGCAACACCCGCGTCGGCTACAAGTGGAACGGCAAGACCGAGCGCAATGGCCCCGTGCTGTGGCACGTCAGCACCAATCTCGCGAAAGATAGGTTCCAGTCGCGCCTTGAAGTAGCTACGCCCGGCCCGGGCTACGTCCACTTTTCCAGCGAGCTGAGTCCGGAGTGGTTCAAGCAGATGGCGGCTGAAGTGCGCGCCACGCGCCGCACCAAGGCCGGCACCGAATCTCGGTGGACGCCCATCCGCAAGCGCAACGAGGTCAAGGACTGCTGCACCTACGCCATCTGGTTGGAAGAGCGCCTCGATCTCTGGTCCCCGCGCAAAACGAAGTGGTGGGACCAGCTGGAGGAACAGGTCCAGCCCGAGAACGACTTGTTCAGCACGCCTCTGCCTGCGCCGGTGCCTGTGGTGGTTGCTGATTCCGCCAAGCCCGCGCCAGTCGCCAGCGTGCCGGCACGTAATTTGGATTCCCGTGAAACATCACAAGAGGATTTCGGCTCCAGCCGATGGAGCGCCCGTCTATGAGCAACACGCGTGATATCGATGCTGTCGAAAACCTGCGCCGTCTGGTCGTGCGCGGCATCGTCGAACAGACCGGGCTCAATGAGGAGCACGCCATGCCGTACGCCACCGCGGTCGTGGCTGTGCTGCAAACAGAGTTCGGCGGCGAGCGGCTCCACATCCCCAAGGCACCTCCGTCAGCCGCCCAGAGCGAGCGACAGCTGCGCATCCAGCGTGACTTGGAGTCCGGTATGCCGGTCAACCAGGTGCGGATTCGCCACGGCGTTTCGCGCTCCACGCTGCATCGCATGTTCCCGGGCGGCCTGCCGAAAAAGAGCGCGTGACAATATGTCTCACACTTCCGGCATAGCGTGAGACAGTTATTTTTTAAGTAATTGATTCTAAAGGCCTGAAAAACACCGGTGTCTCACGTTTCTGGTAACGGGTGAGACAGTAGCGTCGTCAAGCTATGCAACATGGCGACGACCGCACAAACCATGCTGCAGACCTACATCAACGCCGAGCAGGCGGTGCTGTCGGGTCAGTCCTGGCGGATGGGAGAGCGCCAACTCACCCGCGCCGACCTTGCCGAGATCCGCGCCGGGCGTCGTGAATGGGAGGCGCGAGTCGCATCTGAAACCCGCGGCGGCAGTCGCATGTCGGTCGCGCTGGCTGATTTCCGGTGCCGCGAATGAACCGGCTCGATTCTGCCATCGCCGCCATCTCGCCCGGCTGGGGTGCCAGGCGCGCCCACGCCCGCGCAAAAATCGCCGCGTACAGCTCGGCCTACGATGCGGCCAACCCCACACGCCTGCGGGAGTCCGCGCGCGACTACGGTTCCGGCAACACCGTCGTTGCCAGCGGCTCCGTCCGCATTCGCGCGCAGGCCCGCCACCTGGACCGCAACCACGACATCGTGGTCAACGGCTTCAACCAGATGGTGCAGAACGTCATCGGCCGCGACGGTATCGGCATTGAGCCGCAGCCGCGCGATGCCAACGGCAACATCGTGGAATCGCTGGTCGATCAGATCACGCCGCTGTTGCGTGACTTTTGGAAGCGCCCGGAAGTCAGCTGGTGCCACGACTTCGGCGCCGCCCAGCGGCTCATGGCCCGCACCTTGTTCCGCGATGGCGAGTGCCTGTACCAGGACCTGATCGGCCCGGTGCCGTATCTCGACCACGGCACCATCGTGCCGTACAGCATTGAGATGATCGAGCCGGACTTGATGCCGCTCGACCTCAACGATTCCACGCGCAACATCATCCAGGGCGTGGAGCGCAACGCGTGGGGTCGCCCCGTTGCGTACCACCTCTACAAACAGCACCCCGGCGATCCAAACGTGCTGATGCCGCAGATTAAGCGTGTCAGCGCGGATTTCGTGCATCATGCCAAGATGGTGGACCGCATCGGCCAGGTGCGTGGCGTCAGCGTGCTGGCTTCCGTGCTCACCCGGCTGGATGACCTGAAGGACTACGAAGAGTCCGAGCGCGTCGCCGCCAAGATCGCCGCCAGCATGGCCGCCTTCATCATCAAGGGCGATCCGCAGAGCTACGGCGAGAACGAAGACAAGCCGCACGGCCGCCGCATGCGCTTCCAGCCGGGCATGGTGTTCGATGACCTTGTGCAGGGCGAAAGCGTCGGCACGGTCGACACCAACCGCCCAAACCCGAATCTGGAAACCTACCGCAACGGCCAGCTGCGCGCTGTTGCAGGCGGCATGCGCGTGTCGTTTTCCTCGCTGTCCAAGAACTACAACGGCACCTACTCCGCGCAGCGGCAGGAGCTGGTGGAGCAGTACGGCGCCTACGGCGTGCTGGCCTACGAAGTTATTTCGCAGATCGTGCGCCCCATCTACGAGCGCTTCATCCAGGCGGCCATCGCATCGGGTGAGCTGGTGATCCCGGCGGGCGTTTCGCGCGCCACCGTTTCCGATGCCATGTTCATGCCGCCGGTCATGCCGTGGATCAACCCTGTCCACGAAGCCACTGGCCTGCGGATGATGATCCGCGCCGGCATCCGCTCGCTCACGTCTGTCATCAGCGAGCGTGGCGGCCGCATGTACGACACGTTGGAAGAGATCCGCAACGAGCGTGCCTGGGCCAATGAGCTGGGCATCACGCTGGACAGCGATCCAGGGCAGGTCAGCGATTCCGGCGTCGCTCAATCCGTGCAGGCCGATCCGACTCTCCCGCACGTCACCGAGGACACCCAATGAATCACCTTCACCCGCACCGGCTGCACGCCGGAATCGCCCTGGTGCTGGCCGCATCGTTCTCCTTCGACAACATCGGCCTGGAAACGCTGGCGCCGGAGTCGAAAGGCAAATCCGTGCTGGCACTCAATACCACCACCGGTGGCGAGGCCGAGTTGCTGATCTACGGCCCCATCGGCGACTACTACTGGGGCGAAGGCGTCACCGCCATGGGCGTGGTGGAGCAGCTGGCCGGCACCACCGCCAGCGTCATCAACGTGCGCATCAACTCTGATGGCGGCGTTGTCACCGATGGCCTCGCCATCTACAACGCGCTCAAGCAGCACCCGGCCACCATCAATGTCACCGTCGATGGCGTGGCCGCCAGCATCGCCAGCCTCATCGCGATGGCCGGCAGCACCCGTCGCATGCACGCCAACACCATGATGATGGTGCATGGCCCGCAGGGAGGCGGTTGGGGCTTTGCTGGCGACCTGCGCGATCGCGCAGACGCCATCGATGTGTACGGCCGCTCGATGCTGGAGAGCTACTCCGCACGCGCCAAGAACCCGGCCGACATCGAAACGATGCTCACCGACCGCAAGGACCACTGGCTCACCGCGGCCGATGCCGTCGCGCTCGGCCTGGCCGACGAGATCATTCCCGACGTGCAGCCCGAAACCGCAGACAGCAGCGTGGCCGCAGCCGCGTTGCTGTCCTACGTCTCGGCCATCTCCACCACCAGCGGCGCGGTACATGCCTCGCTGCGTCACCGCATCCAGTCGACCACCACGGCGGCTGCTTTCGCCTCGCTTCGCGAGGGACACCAGCGGGCCATCGTTGCCCAACTTGAGGACTCCAGCATGAAACAGCAGTGCCAACTGATCATGGCGCAGGCGGGCACCGCTCCGACTGCTGCCCCCGCGGCCGCCCCGGCAGTTACGGCCCCGGCCACCGCCGTCGCTGCACCGGCAACTCCGGCCCCTGTCGCTGCCGCTCCCGCACCTGTCGCCGCTGCCGGTACCGAGCAGACCGTGAGTGCTGTGCTCGCCGCCATGTCGGCGCGCACCGCGTCCATCCGCACCGTGTTTGCCGGCTTCCGTGACGTGGCCGGCGTCACCGCGCTGGAGAATGAGTGCCTGGGCGATCACACCATCACCGCCGAGGCCGCGCAGGGCAAGCTGCTCGCCAAGCTCGCCGCCGGTGGCCAGCCGCTGAACGGTGGCTTCAACCAGCAGATCACCGACGTGGTGCCGGAAGAAGACAACCAGCGCCGCGCGCAGGTCAATGCGCTGCTGGCCCGCGCCGGCGTCCTTACCGGCGATGCTGCCGTGCAAGCGCGTGACGGCAACCCCTACGTCAATACCACGCTGCTTGGCCTGGCCGAGCAGTCGCTGATCCGCGCCGGCGTCAACACCCGCAGCATGGACCGCGAGGAAATCGCACGCCGCGTGCTGGCCGTGCAGACCACCAGCGATTTCCCGGTGCTGCTGGAAAACACCCTGCACAAGATCCTGATCGGTGCCTACAACCTGCAGGCGTTCACCTGGAACCGCTTCTGCTCCACCGGCACCCTGTCGGATTACCGTCCGCACAACCGCTACCACCTGGCCGGCTTCTCCGACCTCAAGCCGGTCAACGAGGCCGGCGAGTACGAAAACGGCGTGCTGGACGATGGCGAGAAGGAGACCATCAAGGGCGCGCGCAAGGGCCGCATCCTGCAGATCACGCCGGAAGTTCTGGTCAACGACGACCTGGGCGCCTTCGTCCGCATCACCACCGCGCTTGGCCAGGCGGCGGGGCGCACCATCGAGAAGGACGTCTACGCGTTGCTGGCGTTGAACGGCGGTCTCGGCCCGGTGATGAGCGACGGCAAGACGCTGTTCCATGCCGACCACAACAACATCGCCGCCGGCGCCGATATCAGCGTCGATGCGTTCGATGCGATGCGCCAGCTGATCGAGAGCCAGATGGATCCGGGCGGTAACGACTACCTGGACATCACGTTGTCGCGCTTCCTCGGCACCTCCGCGATGAAAGGCAAGGCCGGGCTGGTCAACAACGCCGAGTACAACCCGGATGTCAGCAACAAGTTCCAGCTGCCCAACATCGCGCGGAACACCTTCACCGAGATCATCACCTCGCCGCGCCTGGGCACCGGCAAGGCGTGGTACGGCTTCGCCGATCCGGGCATCGAGCCGGTCATCGAGGTGGCGTTCCTCAATGGTGTGCAGACGCCGGTTCTGGAGCAGGAAAACAACTTCCGCACCGACGGTCTGAGCTGGAAGGTCGTGCACAAGTACGGCGTCGGCGCTGTCGGCTGGCGCGGCGCGGCCCGCAACCCGGGCGCGTAACGGAACAAGCCGGCGGCCTCGAGCCGCCGGCCGCACCGCACACGTTTCGTATCGAATCCAACAACGCCACTTGAGGACCCACGTCATGGCGAAAAACTACAAATTCCCCGGCGCCGTGATCGATATCACCGCTGCCGCCAACCTCGCCAGCGGCCAGGCTGCCATCGTCGGCACGCTGCTCGCCGTAGCCCTGGTGGATATCCCCAGCGGCAGCAAGGGCAGCGCCCAGATCGAGGGTGTCTTCGAGCTTCCCAAGCTGTCCACCGCCGACGTCACCGAAGGTGCCGCGTTGCATTGGGACGTCTCTGCCGGCCAGTTCATCGTTGCCGCCACTGCGGCGGGCGATCTGGAGAACTGCGCGATCGCAATCGCTGCGGCCGGCAATGGCACCACCAAGGTGCTGGCCAAACTCGTGCCGGGTGCCGGCGCGCTGAAGGCATGATCCACGCCCGCCACCGCACACAGACGCCCGGGTGGCGTGTGCGGTGGTGGGGCTTCCAGATGAACCAACAGGGGATGACCGTGCGCAGCGAGGGCCTGACAGAGATGGCAAATCAAACCTCCACTGCCGTCAACGTTGCCAGCAAGGTCACCACCTATGGCGGCAGTGCGGGGGCCGTGTTCTTCGGGCTTACCGCAAACGAAATGGCAGCAGTGAGCGGCGTGGTGATCGGCCTGTTGGGCCTGCTCGTCACCGTGATCTTCAAATACCGCGACGACCGCCGCAACGCCCAGCGCCACGCGCTGGAAATGCGCCGGCTGCAGCGCGAGGTGGACCACCATGTCTGATCGCAGCGCTGTTTCTCCAATGCGTATGGCCGCCGCCGGCCTAGTGCTCAGCGTCGCCGCCTTCGCCGGCTGGGTTGCGAAGGAAGGCGACGGCCCCACGGCCGTTCGTGCTGATGGCCAAGTGGTCCATAAGCCGTATATCCCGACCAAGGGCGATGTGCCAACCATTGGCCACGGCTCCACCCGCTACGAAGACGGCACGCCGGTGCGCCTCACTGATGCGCCGATCACGCGTGCACGTGCCCAGCAGCTCGCCCGAAACCTGCATAGCGAAGAAGAGGTGCGCTTCAAGGCGTCGATTCCCGACGTGTCACTCACGCAGGGCGAGTACGACCTGTATGTCGACTTCACTGGGCAGTTCGGCATCGGCAACTGGCGTAACAGCTCCATGCGCCGCCGCCTGCTGGAAACCCGCACCGCACCCCCGGCCCAGCTGCCAAGCCTGTACCGCGCCGCGTGCGACGCGCTACTGCTGTGGAAGAAGCAAGACGGCCGCGATTGCTCCCTCCCGCAGAACTGGGGCCCGAATGGCTGCAAGGGCGTGTGGACCCGTCAACAGGAACGTCACGCCAAGTGTTTGGCCGAGCAGGTTGCGCCATGAATGTTGATGCTCTGATTCTTCTTCGTTGCCCGGATTGCAAGCGCGAACTCCAGGTGCAGCGCGACGAAATGGACTACCCGGAAGCGGTGCGGGTTGAGGTTCGTTGTGATCAGTGTGACGACGGAGACTTTGCGGAAGTCATGCACTTCGATGCGGACGGACAGCACATCACGCGTGATCCGGACCCCAGGGGTGCCAAATGATCACCCGCTACCTCGCCGCCCTGTTCCTGATTCTGCTCGCCGTTGTCGTCTGGCAGCGCGGCAGTGTCTCCATCGCCCACCGTGCAGCCGACAACGCCGCCGCGGCACGTGACCGCGCCATGACCGAGCGTGATGCAGCCAAGGCCGAGCTGGCCCAGGCCAATACCGTCATCGCCACCGAGCGCGCCAACGCGGCCAAAGCCAGCGCTGTGGCCGCCCAATACGAAAAGGACAAAGCCGATGCGCAAGCCGCTTCTGATCGCCTTGTTGCTGACCTGCGTGCTGGCAACCAGCGGCTGCATGACCGCTGGCAAGCAGCCATCGCCACCAGCGAACTGTCCGCAGCCGCCGCAGCCGGCGCCCTCGCTGATGGTGGCGCCGCAGACCGGTATGAAAGTGCGGGCCGAGCTATTGGCGCCGCCGACGCCTGCGATGCACAAGTGAAGGGACTGCAGGCCTTCGCCCTGCTGTGTAGCGGGGGTGTCCGGTGAGCCTTGTGCGCATCGCGGTTGACGCGGACAACCTGCTGGGCCGCCAGTTCAGTGAGCTGGAGCGGCAGAACCTTGGCTTTGCAGTGATGCAGGCTTGCAACGCCACTGCTTTCGAGATCCGCCAGACCTGGGCACGTACTGCCGGCCGCGTGTTTGATCGCCCCACCGCGTTGACCGTACGTGCCGCCCAGTACAAAAAGGCCACGCCACAGAAGCTGTTTGCAGAGATCTACCTTCGCGACGAAGCCTCAAACGGTACCGCGCCAGCCAAGTATCTGCAGGCGCAGGTGGATGGTGGCCAGCGCCGTAAGAAGGGCTTCGAGGTGCTGCTGCAGCAGAAGGGCGCGATGCCTGCCGGTATGTTCGCTGTCGCTGGCAAGGGCGCGGAGCTGGATCGCTTCGGTAACGTCAAGGCCGGTCAGGTGAGCAAGATCCTCTCGCAGCTTGGCGCGCGGCAAGATCGCTACCAGAACCAGAGCGACACCAGCCAGAAGCGTCGGCGCGCCCGTCGCAAGCGCGGTGGCGAGTATTTCGTTGTGCAGCAGAAGCGTGGCCGGTTGCTGCCTGGTGTCTATGAGCGAATTGAAACCGGTTTCGGCTCTGCTGTGCGCAGCGTGTTCATCTTCACGCGCGATGCGCGCTACAAGCCCCGCTACAACATCTTCGCGCTCGCGCAGCGGGAATGGGACCGGTTGATGCCGTTCTACTTTAACCGCGAGCTGGAAAAGGCGCTCCAGTCGTCCAGGTACCGGGGGCACTCATGAGCCAGAAGGCCTTTCTGCAGGCATTCGACCAGGACGCCATCGGCAGCTTCAAAGCAGCGGGCATGGCCGATGCCGCTATCTACACCGGGCCCGCCACCGGTTCCGCGTCTGTGCCATGTGATGTGTTGGTCGACCGCGGCACGCAGGTGTGGGGCGAAGACGCATCACCGGTCGCCTTGGGCGAAATCAGCATCGCGTTCCAGCGCGTCCAGGTGGTGCCGGAGAAGGGCGGCATCGTCGTGGTCGACGGCGACACCTACCGCCTCACCGACAAGCACAAGGACGACGCATCGCTGGTGCGCTGGCTGGTGGTGCCGCATGGCTGACCTCACGCCGCGCCGCAAGCTGCTGGACGCCTTCGTGCTGAACCTGAAGCGCATCGATGGCACCGGCCCATATCGCACCACCGTCGGCACGGTGGCCACGCTCGAGCCGGGCCAGCTGGATCCGGAGCACGTTGAGGATGGGCTGGCTGTCTACATCGACAAGCAGGAGCGCGCGAGCGACCCGGCCCTGCAGCGCACCCACAGGCTCACCACGGTCGCCATCGTCGTCAAGCGCCAGGGCGGCGAGGCCGCCGAGGAATCGCTCGACGACGTGCTTGAGGACATCGAGCAGGCGATGGAAGGCCGTCAGGTGACGTGGCCGGCCGGCTTCGGGCAGCCAGCCTACCAGTCCATGGAACCCCTGCGCGCGCCAGCCGGTGCCGACTGGATCGGCGCACTCATCCGCTACACCACCAGCATCCCCAAGTTGACCCGTTAACCGCCGCCCCGCGGCACCACTGGAGATTAACAAATGAAAGACCATAGCTACCTGGGCAGCGGCAAACTTCTGATCCGCGAGTACGGCGCCGCCGCCGCGTTCGAAGAGGTGGGCAACTGCTCGGCACTCACCTTCTCGCCGCAGGAAGAGAAGAAGAACCTGGTTGACCACACCAACCCCGGTGGCGGCAATCGGAACGAAGTAGCACGTCTTACCGGTGTGGAGGCTGCCTACACCTTCCACGACTTCGCCGCCGAGAACTTCGCCCGCACCCTGCGCTCATCCGTCACCGCCGTGGCCGCTGGTACCGTCACCGATGAAGAAGTGGTTGCCTACAAGGGTGGCTTTACCCCGCTGTCGAAGGTAGCCACCGGCATCACCGCGGTGAAGGCTGCCGGCGGCGCCACTACGTACTCACCTGGCACCGACTACGAGTTTCGCGATGGCGGCATCTTCATCCCCGCCGGCAGCACCATCACCGCCCCGTTGTCTGGCGCCGCCAATATCAAGGTCACCTATGCCAACGCCGCGCAGAAGGTGGTGGAGGCGCTCACGCAGTCGGCCAAGCAGTACGAAATGCTTTTCGTGGGCCTGAACGAGGCGCAGAGCGGCAAGCGCGTGCGTGTTCATGCGCACAAGGTCAGCGGCGGCCTGCTGGCCAGCATGGGCCTGATCGGCGAAGAGTACGGCGCCGGCGAAGTCACCGGCGGCCTGATGGCCGACACGACGAAGGGCACCGGCCTGTCGCAGTACTTCACCGTCACCATGGAAGACGTGGCATGACGCATCCCGTAACCGCTGACGTGGACGTGCTGGCCCCGGCCAGCACGTCGGTGGGATTTGCAGGGCGGCAGGTGGAGATCCTGCCGATCCCGGTCGGCCGGATTCCCGTGCTCATCCGCACAGCCCGGCCGGTGATCGATGCGCTGATCGCCAACAACGTGCTTACCGGTGAAGGCGACGAGCTTGATATCGACGTGATTCAGATCGTCGACCTGATCGGTGACCACGGCGAGCAGTTCTTCGAAGCGCTCTCGATCGCGGCAGGCGTAAGTGTCGCCGATGTGGAAGCCGCCAACCTCGATGACGTCGTGAGGCTCACGCAGACCTGTGTGCGGGTGAACCGCGATTTTTTTACGAAGAACGTCGTACCCCTCCTGGCCGGCATGGCACGGCAGCTGCCTGGGGTTGGGCCGACGCCCTCCAGCTCCTGATCGAACAAGGGCACAGCTTCAGCGACATCAAGCAGTACACGCTCGGCCAGCTTCGGGCCTTTACCGAAGCGGCCGAGCGCAGCCGGCGCAGGCGGCTGGCGGATGACGCGGTAACCGCACGTGCGGCGCAGTACGACGGCAAAGACTTTTCAGCGTATCTAAAAGGGCTCACCGGCTGATGGCTACCAACCCCAATCTACGTGTACGCATCTCGGCGGACCTGGCTGATATCAAGCAGGGCTTGGCGGTGTTGCGTGGCGATCTGAACAAGCTCAAGACTGACGCTGCGCGATCCGGGCCCGATACGCGGGGCTGGGTGAACGGTTTGAAAGCAGCCCGCGCGCAACTCGTGGGTTTCGTTGCCGCATACGCCTCGCTTCGCTCGCTTGGGGCGATGGCCAAGGTTTCCGACGAGGCGGCCGGCATCTCCGGCCGCCTGCGCCTGGCGACCAAGAGTCAGGAGGAGTTCAACGCCGCGCAGGATGAAACCTTCGATATCGCCCAGCGTACACAGTCCAGCTGGAAGGAAACTGTAGGCCTCTACAACAAGGTTTCCCAGTCTGCGGACCAGGTGGGCCTGAGCCAGCAAAAACAGCTGGAGTTAACGGAGGCTGTCGCCATGGCGCTGGCCATCTCCGGCAGCACCGGTGAGGAAGCGGCCGGCGTGATGCGCCAGTTCGGGCAGGCGCTGGGCAGTGCCCGCGTGCAGGCTGAGGAGTTCAACTCGATCAATGAAGGTGGCCAGCGGATCGTGCAGTCGCTAGCAAAGTATTTCGGCATTGCGACTGGGCAGGTGAAGGCCTATGTGAGTGCCGGAAAGGTTGGTAACAAAGACCTCGCTCAAGCGCTGATCAAAGATTTCGAAGCCCTCCAGGATGAAGCAGCGAAGGTGCCGAAGACGATCAGTGGCGCGTTTAACGAAATCCGAAATTCGTTCGTCAGATTTATGATGGACCAGAACGAAGCTACTGGGTCGACACAGGCCTTCGTTGCTCTTCTGCGGGACATAGCCCGCGATCTGCCCCAGTTCTTTGAGCCGATTCTGACGGTTATGAAGCAAATTGCCGGGGTGATGCGCGAGGGTGAGGAGTCCGCCGAGGGGTTCGGAAGGAAGGCCAGCTGGCTGATCGATCTCGGGCAGACTCTTGGCAGTGTCATCCGCGTGCTGGCTGCCGGCTTCGTGATGCTCAAGAACGTGGTGGAAATCGTCACGGTCATCATGGCGAACCTGTATGCGACCACCTACACGTTAGCCGAAGGGCTGGTTCGAGATCTTGGCGGCGCGTTCAAGGCTCTCGGCAACTCCTGGGATGCGCTGAAAAGTGATGGGCCGGTTGCCGCAGTGAAGGCCTATGCCGCCGGTGTTGGTGATGTCATGGACGACATGACTGCGCGGCGAAGGACGTTGGTCGCTGGGTTCCAGGCAACCGGAGAGATGCTTCGCGCAGATGCTGCGGATCTCAAGCGTGGTGTCACCGCCCTGTTTTCGGATATCGACGCGACGGTGGCCCGCGTGCGTGGCAAGGCCTCCACCGAGGGTGGCGACGGTTCTGGCGGCGGTGGTGGCAAAGGCACCGGCAAGGCCGTTGCCGCGTCCAATGCACTGCTGCGTGATTCGGTCACCCGGGCGCTGGCCGAGCTGGACCGGTTGTATGCCGAGAACGAGATCGGCATGCGGGAGTACTTCGCCACACGGCTGGAACTGCAGCAGCAGTCCATCGATCTGCAGATCGCCCAGGCCCAGGCTGAGTTGGCGGTGACGAAGGAAGCCGGAAAGCGGCAAAAGCTGGAAGAGCAGATCCTGATCCTTCAGCGCGACCGCGCCGACATCGGCGCCAAGGGCGCGCAGGATCAGAAGAAGGCTGAGGACGAACTTGCCAAGTCACTGGGCGACATCAAGTTGCGGCTCATGGAGCTGGACGGCAACACCGGCGCCGTGGAGCGCGCGAAGCTCGAGGCTGAGTACCAAGAGCTGTTCAAAAAGCTCGATGCCAACAGTGATGCCGCCGGCAGGAAGATGGTGGAGAACCTCATTGGCCGGTTGGTAGCCAAAGCTCAGGCGGATGAGCTTAAAGCAGCTGGCGATCGGATATCGGAGGCGCTCCAGGGTAAGGAGAGCAGTATCAGCGCTCAGGTGGCAGGCGGGCTGCTGGGCTATGTGGAGGGTGAGCGCCAGCTCTCAGAAGCGCGCCGGCTCGCAGCTTCAGAGTTCCGTGCGCTGCGTGAGTCGGCGCTCGCGTATCTGGCAACTCTGGATCCGGCAAGTGCAGAGGCCGCCAACGCGCAGTTGCTGCTGCATTCGTTGAATGCAGATATCGCCAATATCGCCGCGTCACAGAATCAGCTGCGTCAGGATGTGGGCGATTCCAGCGTGTCCGCGCTCACCAGTCTGTTCACCAACATCCGCGAGGGCGCGATGTCGGCCGGCGCCATGGTCCGCCAGCTCGCATTGGATTTTGCCCAGTCGCTTTACGACATGCAGGCCAAGGCACTTGCACAGAAGATTGGCGGTGCGCTTGCCAACATGTTCGGCGGCAACAAGGGCGGTGGTGTGGATGCGGGCGCGGTGAAGCTTGGGGCGGCGGCCAGTGCAACGGCTGCAGCTGGCGCGGTTATCCAGTCAGGCGCCACCGCGCTTGGCCTATCAGCTGCCTCGCTGATGACTGCGGCCCAGGCTTTGATGGTGGCCAACTCGGTAGGCGGCATTGCCGGCGTCGCCCACACCGGCGGCGTGGCAGGTCGTATCTCGGTGAAGCGCCGCGTCAGCCCGCTGCTGTTCGGCGCAGCGCCTCGGTATCACAGCGGCGGTATCGCCGGCCTCAAGCCGGACGAAGTGCCCGCCATCCTGCAAACCGGAGAGCGCGTGCTATCGCGCCGCCAGACTGCCATGTATGACGCCACCCTGGCTGCGGGTGCCGGTGCGGACCGTGTCACCACGCCCATCGTCGCCATCGGTGATGACGCGGTGGCCAACGCGCTGGCCAGTGCCGCAGGCGAAAAGGTTGTGTTGACCCACGTTCGCAACAACTGGGAGGGCATCTCGCGTGGCTGAGCCGCAGCTATGGCCATTTGGCGGTGCCGGCAATGTGTACTGGCAGTTGGAGTGGCTGACCGATGTGTTGCAAGCCAGTGCGGGGCTGGCGCATCACCGGCAGCTGCGCGATCACCCGCGCGTGCGCGTCGGCTTCGATGGGCTGGCGACGGGAGGTGACCGTCGCTGGCTGGAGAACCTGCTGGAGCGCAACGGCGGCCGGTCGTGGCGGGTGCCGCTGCCGGGCGTCGGCTTCGTGCTGGCCGCGCCGTTGCCGGTGGGGGCTGGCAGCGCGCCTGGCGCCACTGCCGGCACGTTCATCCGTACCGGGGCGCAGGCGGCGCTGGTATCCGATGACCCGCGCACGGCCGAGGCGGTGGGCGTGGGTGACGTTCTGCCTGCCGGGGTGGTGCTGTCCGCGCCGACTATCTCCCCGCACGGTGCTGGCACACGGGTATTGCCGGTGTTCGCTGGGCGGCTTGGTGGTGCGCCAGTGATTGCGCGCTTTACCGGTGATGCGGCGCCGTGGCGGGTGGAGTTCGATCTGGAGGATCCGCTGCCGATCACCGCCGATGCTGGTGCAGCGCTCTACCGGAACTGGCCGGTGCTGGAGCTGCCGGTGGATTGGTCCACCGATCCAGATTGGCAGCCGCAGCGTGAGTTGCAGGGCGTGGATTACGGCACGGCAAAGCCGGTAGTTTCGGACCTGCTCGGCCAGTCGCGGCCGGTCATCCGGCGGCATTGCACCGCGGCCAATGGCGCTGAAGTGATGCAGCTGCTTGGATTACTGTGGGCGCTGGCAGGCCGCGCTATGCCGGTCTGGGTGCACACACAGGCCCAGGACCTTGTGCTGTCTGGAAGCGCGGGCGCTACCGCGACCACGGTGGACGTGCAGTGGGCTGGTCTTGGCATCGGTCCGCGCCCACCGGGGCGGCGTGACCTGCGTATCGCCCTGCAAGATGGATCCGTTCTCTATCGCCGTGTGACTGCAGTTTCCAGCCCCAATGCGGGCGCCGAGCGCCTCGCGCTTGATGCAGCGCTGGGTGTGCCGGTCTCTCCGGCGGATGTGCGGCAGATTTCGTGGATGGCGCTGTGCACCCAGTCTGCTGACGTGGTGCGCATCAATTGGTGGCGCCACGACGTTGCCGAGGTTGCACTGAGTTTTCAGGCGGTGCCGCATGAGCATTGAGGTGTGTGATGCTGCATGAGCGTTTCGGTCGCAAGCCGGTCCACCTGTTTGTGTTCACTCGCCAGCACCTGGTATGGCGGTATTGCACGGCCGATCGCGACATCGAGGTTGATGGCAAGGTCTACCTGTCAGCGCAGATTGAGCGCAGTGCGATCAAGCAGACGATCGAGCGTGCCAAGGACAAGCTGAGCATCAAGTTCGCGTATCTGCTGGATCCAGACGCTGCGGAATACCCGGTCACCGAGTCGCTGGGTGACAACTGGTATCCCTACGCCCCGCACGACGCGATCGGCGTGGTGTGCATGGAGTTCGATGCCGGCACAGGGGGCGTCCCGAAGGTTGAATGGATCGGGGTGGTCATCCAGCCCAAGTTCGGTGATGCAGAAATTGAACTGACCTGCGAGCCAGGCAATGGCATCAACCGCGCGCGCGGTCAGGGGTCGTGCTGGCAGCGGACTTGCGGTAAGACGCCGTACTCCACCGGCCTGCGCGGCTGCAATCTGGATCGCGCCGTTCTGCAGGTGAGCGGCGAGCTGTCAGCAGCGTCCAGCCAGTGGGTGTCGGCACCGGCCTTTGCGGATTCCGCGTTTACGCTGGCCGGTGGCTTCCTCAGCTGGACTGCCGCAAACGGCTTGCTTATGCGGCGGGAAGTTGCCGCGCATGAGCAAGGAAGCACGCAGCTGGTGCTCGTGCCCGGCGGCCCGAACCCCGCCACGGGCGATGCCGTGATCGCCCTGCCGACCTGCCCGCGTACGTGGCAGGCCTGCGCCGCGCGTGGCAACACCGACAACTACGGCGGCAGCTTGTTCAAGCCGGTCAAGAACCCCGTCGATGGAGTGAGCATGTCATGGGGCTGATGCCTGCAGTCCACCCGCTTCGCAAGAAGGTCGCGGTGATGATCTGGCGGCTGCGCCACTGGTGGCTGGATACGCCGTCGGGCGAGGCAGCGCAGAAGTACGTGTTCGCGTTCTCGGTTCTGGCGAGCGTGATTCAGTTTGTCCGGCTGGCAGTTATGGCACTGATACCGGCGGCGCCGGCCAAGCCAATTGAGGCGATCTGGCCGTTGTGGGTCATCAACCTGATCGTCATGGTCGTTGTGGCGGCGATTTCCTACGCCATGCGGCCCAAGCCAGAAACGCCCAAGCCGCTGGCTGGCGAAGCGCCGACCGTGGAGGACGGGCAAAGCGTGAAGCACCACTTCGGCACCGTATGGGTGGAAGATGAATTCATCCTCGCCTGGAAGGTAACGGGAACTGTACCGATCAAGTCAAAGGGCGGGAAGAAGTGATGGCCGAACTGAGCGTCACCACCGCCCATCTGCGCAGCATTCCCGGCTTTGGCCGCAAGCCGGGGTTCTGCGCTGCTGGTGCGCGTGCCTTCTTCAAGTCGCACGGGCTGGATTACCAGGCTTTCGCTCGCGAAGGCATCCCGGCATCGAAGCTGGAAGCCACCGGCGATGGTCTGGCCCTGGCACTGGTCGCGTGGGCACGCGAATGCGAGGCCGCCGATGGGCGGTAAGAGCAAGAGCGCCACCGTTGGGTACTGGTACGAGGTGGCTTTCCACAGCGGCCTCGGAATTGGCCCGATCGATGCGTACCTGGAATTTCGGGGCGGCGATAAGACCGCATGGCGCGGTGAGGCCACGCAAAGCCAGACGATCCACATCAATGCGCCGAACCTGTGGGGCGGCGAGAAAGATCAGGGCGGCATCGTCGGCTCGGTCGACCTGATGTTCGGCGAAGCCACGCAGCAGCCAAACAGCCGCCTGGCGAGCATCTTCGGACCGCAGCAGCCGGCGTGGCGCGGGTTCGCAACGCTGGCTTTCGCCGGCAAGTACGGGGCTATGAACCCGTACCCGCAGAAGGCCAGCCACAAGATCCGCAAGATCCGTGAGGGCTGGGATGGCGAGTGCTGGTATCCGGGCAAAGCCGCGATCCCGATGCCGACGTGCGCGGGTGGCGACCCCTATATCTATGCGACGTCGCCACTCTATCCCGTGGTCTTCCCGCCGAAGACCGGCGACGTTGCAGCGACAACTCCCTCAGTTATCAGTGGTTCCCTGCGCGACATTTAC